ATTAATTGACGTTGAGGGCAAGAAACGCACCCACAAAGACGTGTCAAAGTACAGCCGAGGTGTTATTTCTGGCAGCTCAATGCACGCAAAGTTTAATACGGAGCTGCCGTTTATATTAACGGAGGGGCCGGAAGACGCGCTGTCGGTGATGCAAGTGGTTGGCAAAGCAGCGAATGTCGTGTGTACATTTGGCAAAGCTGGGATGTCTACATTTGTAGCACCCCGAAAATCACACATAATTATATGTGCAGATCCAGACTTAAACGTGGAAAAAACGTCTGAAAATTTAAAATATAGCAACGATATAACAATTGCATCGGTTGCATTTGGCAAGCTAGACCCGGAAACTCTGGACGCAAATGATTATTTAATCAAGTTTGGCTCAGATAAGTTAAACGAAGCCATACAAAATGCCGAGCTTATAAAGGTTCCAGACATATCAAACCCAGTTGATCTCAGCGATAGTGACTGGCCAACCGAATACACAATGTTTAACGAAATGCTGCTACCTCGAAGGAGGTGGGTTTACGACAAACATTATCTCAGGAGCTTTGTTTCCGTGTTGGCATCGGCTGGAGGAGTTGGTAAAACGTCATTACAAATAGTGGAAGCACTTGCAATTTGTACCGGGAAAAACCTTCTCGGTGAGGAAGTACACGAGCAATCAAACGTCTGGATCGTTAACCTGGAGGACCCAATTGAGGAAATGCAACGAAAAATATTAGCAGCGATGGGCCACTATAACATAAAGCCAGAAGAAATTAGGGGCAGATTATTCCTCGATGCAGGGCGTGATTTCCAGCTTTCATTCGCAACGCAGACACGCGACGGCGTTATCCCCAACCAAGCTCTAGTTGAGCACCTCATCCAAGAAATACCCCGGAGAGACATTGGATGCGTATTTATTGATCCATTTGTCGGAGCACATTCGGTGTCGGAAAACGATAACGTGGCCATAAATACCGTGCTAACTCAGATAAGAAGTGTGGCAGATGAGACAAGCTGCGCGATTGGATTGGTCCACCACATCAGAAAAGGCAACGGGGAAGAGGCAAATGTAGACTCAGTTCGAGGTGCTGGATCGCTAATAGGAGCCGCACGTGCAGCCAGAGTTATTAATAAAATATCCTCAGAGGAAGCCATGAAATTGGGTGTGCAGGAGGAGGATTCGCTAGGAATATTCCGGTGCGATGACGGAAAAGCAAACCTTGCACCGCCCTCAAACAAAGCCGTATACAGAAAAATGATAGGCTGCAAAATCGCAAATGGGGAATATGTAGGCGTCGCAACGCCTTATAAATTGCCCGATTTATTCGACGGAATCACCACCAGAAACGCTATGGAAGTGCAACAATTAGTCGATACAGCAGCCCAAACTGAGCCATTTAGAGCGTCCTCCCAGGCTAAACATTGGGTCGGTTTAGCGGTCGCAGAAGTGCTAAAATTAGACATAAAAAAGAGGGCAGATAAGAGCCGAATTTCAGCCATATTAAAGCAGTGGATTGATACAAATGTACTCAAAAATGAGCAGTATTTGGATAAGCGTCAGGGCAGAGAAGTGGCAGCTATTTTTGTGGGAGAATGGATAAATGTGTCGGAAGCAGGAGGGTGATAGTGTGATAAATATGTCTCCTTTCTGGGTGAGGAGATTCTCCTCACTTAGCGGAAAATGGTCACTGCTTCCTCACCTCCTCACCCCTTCATAGGGGTGTGGGGGGTGAGGAGGTGAGTAAATGCGATGATTTTGGAAAATTCAAGGTGAGGAAACAATGAGGAGATTTTACATTGGCTAAGAGAAAATACACAGCACAGAAAATAAAAGATCGAAAGACTTTTGATGCGACTGGCGAAGACAGTAAACCTATTCCGGCATCGATCTGGGGACAGCTCGAACCGCTGGATAAAAAGGCACGAGAAAAGATGCTAATTTGGGGCGATACTTTGCCGTCAAATGTGCAGCCAGAATTAGCTGGAATGTTTCGCCAAGCTTACGAGAATTTGGGGGAAGCTGTCGAAGCGGAAGATGTCATCAAAGTTAACAAGATTGCGTTGGAATTAATTAAGGGTTGGGACGTGTTAGAGAGGAACGCAATTAAGAACGGTCACGAGCCATTGCCAAAACATTGTTACGCCATTGAAATTGACGGAGATATAATTTGCGTTGCAATGTCTCAAGCTAAAGAGTTGCGTGAGAAATATCCGACCTGGATAGTTTACGATTGGGAAGACGTGGCAAGAATTATAAAAGCGAGTAACGCTGCACATTTTCTGAAGACAGCAATCGAAAGCTTTCCAGATGCAAAGATTAAAAACATTACGGTAAAAGGTAAGACAGTTTATAATGAAGACGAGATACCATTTTAGGGAGAAACAATGAAACGTAACGATTTACTAACAGAAGCTGGTAAAAAGATTAATGTTGACCGGGCTAATGTTTATGGCGATGCAAAGTTAAACCACACGCGAATTGCACAAGGCTGGAATATTATATTAAACTCAGTTGATGGAGACATTAACGAGGGTCACGTGGTTTTAATGATGGATTGGCTTAAGACATCCAGGTTGCTAGAAACAATTAGCCACGAAGATTCTTGGCAAGATAAGATTGGTTACGCTGCTTTGGGTGGCGAATTTATGATTAAAACAGAAGGAGAAGAATAATGGGTGCAATTATGAGAAAACGAGTTAAGCAATTGGAAACGATTGGCGAGGAAGAAATCTTTGATAGGATCTCAAATGGAATGACAGTTCGTTCTTTCATTTCAGAGATGGGGATGGGATGGCGAGCCTTCTATAAGTGGTTAGATAGCCATGAGGGACGCAGAGGGCGTTACGAGGAGGCTATGCACGCGTCAGCGCATTTCTACGCCAACAGAGCCGTAGACACTGCACAGGCGGCTGATATCGGCTCTGTGAACGTTGCAAGATTACAGGTTGATACGGATAAGTGGATAGCATCGAAGCTATCTCCAGTGTATGACGTGCGTCAAAGGGACGTGAATGTTAACATAAGTGTGCAAGATCTGCACGCTCAAGCTCACGAATTGCTGGCTAATAATGCAGATGTTATCGATGTTGTAGCTGAAGAAGTTAAGCACGAAGTGTTGGAATCTGTTAAGGATAATAGCGATGGTAACGAAGAAAAAGCACATTGATTGACACGACGCGCGCATACGGGAGCAATAGGTCAACATTGCTTACATATTATAAGTCAACAATGCTGACCTATTACTGGGCAAAGTGTCCTATAAATAAACATATTATTGGGGAGAAATTGGCTAAGTCATTGATATTGTTACATAATCACCTTAATAATTTAGTTAACATAATAAGTATTATCGGACAAACGGGTCGATCTAGGTATATATCTATCTTTTATCCCCCCCTTATTTTATTTCGGTGGGGTGTAAATGTGAAGGTCCACAACACGTACCGACGTACCACCCCCCACCCCTTTGAAAATTTTTTTAGGAGAATGTCATGAATGAAAAAAATTATCGCGAGAACCCGTTTGTAAAATTGATGCAGCGTTACATGAATGACCCGGTTCGGTTTGCTCGCGAGGTTGTTGGCGTTGAGCCTGACCCGTGGCAAATTGAATTTTTGGAGGCGGTTGCTAATAAGGACACTAGGCGTATTTCTGTAAGGTCTGGCCACGGTGTTGGCAAGTCGACTGGTGCTGCTATGGCTGCTGTGTGGCATGTTTTGATGCGTAGCCCGTCCAAGACTGTTATTACTGCCCCGACTTCTGCGCAGTTGTTTGACGCGTTATTTGCTGAGATGAAGACGATTGCGAAAAATTTGAAGCCGCCCTTTAGTGAGTTACTGGAGATCAAGTCTGATCGTATTGAGTTGAAGGGTAAGAACGAGAGCACGTTTATTTCGTGTAGGACATCGAGGCAGGAGCAGCCGGAGGCGTTAGCTGGCGTACACTCTGACCATGTTTTATTGATGGCTGACGAGGCGAGTGGTATTCCTGAGTCTGTGTTTGAGGCTGCGTCTGGTTCGATGTCTGGCCACAGTGCAACGACTGTGTTGACGGGAAACCCCACCCGTAACACTGGGTTTTTTTATGACACGCATCACAGATTGAAGGAATTTTGGACCACGATGCATGTTTCGTGCATGGAATCGCCTCGCGTTAGCGATGATTTTATTAACGACATGAAGATTAGGTATGGCGAAGATTCCCCGGCGTATCACGTTAGGGTATTGGGTAATTTTCCGCCATCTGAGGAGGACACGGTTATTCCGGTGAGTTTTGTTGACCACGCGATGCAGAATAAAGTTGAGGTTGCCGAGACTACTACGGCGATTTGGGGTTTGGATGTCGCGCGTAAGGGTGGCGATAGCTCTGTTTTATGTCGGAGGCAGGGTCCGTTGATACATCCTTTGACTGTGTGGAGGGGTTTGGATTTGATGCAGCTTACGGGTGCGGTTAAGGCGGAATATGATTTGGTGTCGCCAAGTCGTCGTCCCGTGGAGATTATTGTTGACAGTAATGGGTTTGGTGCTGGTGTTTTGGATCGGTTGCGCGAGTTGGAGTTGCCTGCGCGTGGTTTGAATGTGTCGGAAGCGTCGTCGAGCAAGCAAACGTATTTGAATTTACGTGCCGAGCTGTGGTTTAAAACGAAAGCGTGGCTTGCCGGGATGGATGTGCAGCTCCCCAATGATGATTTGTTATTTGCGGAGTTAGTCGCGCCGCGTTATTTCTTTACATCGAGTGGCAAGATCCAGGTGGAGTCGAAGGATGCCATGAAACGTCGAAAGATAGCCTCGCCTGACAGAGCTGATGCGGTGTGTCTGTGTTTGGCGACCGATAACACAACTATGCGTTACGGTGTGTCTTCTTTGGGCGCGTGGGCGCGTCCTTTAAAGCGTAATATAAAAGGTGTTGTTTAAAATTTGTATTTTTGGTATATAAAATTATTATCTGTTCAACAGGAGAATTAGATGGAGTATAGCGACGAAGACGACATAGCGGTTGAAGGTGAGATGACCGAGGACGAGTTGCAGGGTATTCTCGCTGGCCAAATTGATGACGCTGTTGATTATAGTGACAATACTGTTTCGCCCAGCCGTGCTACTGCTACTAAGTATTACCGGGGCGAGGCGTTTGGCGATGAGGAGGACGGTCGGTCGCAAGTTGTGTCGATGGATGTGCGTGATACTGTTCAGTCTATATTGCCAAGTTTAATGCGTATTTTTACGAGTTCAGATAAAACTGTTGAGTATGCCCCTAATGGCCCAGAGGATGTCGCGGCAGCGGAGCAAGCGTCAGATTACGCTAATTACATTGTAAATCGCGATAATCCGGGGTTCTTAGTAATGTACAGTGCTTTCAAAGATGCGTTGATTAGGAAAGTTGGCGTTATAAAGGCATATTGGGACGACGACGCAAAAATTAGTACCGATAAATTGACTGGTTTGGATGAGATGGCGTTGAGTGCGTTAATGTCTGATCCTGATAGCGATGTAGATATTACGGAGTCTTACACTGTTTCTGAGGAAATGGAGGAGATGATTGACCCTCAAACGGGCCAGCCTGTTTCTGTTCCTCCGCCTATGTTTTACGATGTTACGGTGAGGCGTGAAAGTTCTAATGGCAAGGTTAAGATTGAAAGCATCCCCCCAGAGGAGTTTTTAATTGACAGGCGTGCTAAGTCTATTGATGCAGCGGAATATGTTGCACATCGTCGTATTGTAACTGTGTCTGAGTTGGTTGCGATGGGGTACGAAGAAGAGGAGATGGTGGGGTTGTCATCCACGACAGATGACATGGATTTCAATGTGGAGAGATACACCAGGAACCCGGCATTGCAAAATGCAACTGGCCAGCGTGACGATGACGCAATGAGAAAAGTTTTATACATTGAGAATTACATACGCATTGATTTTGATGGCGATGGCGTTTCTGAATTGCGTAAGATTTGTACTGCTGGGGATGCTAATAAAATATTATTGAATGAGCCGTGTTCTGCGGCTCCGTTTGCATCGTTTTGTCCCGATCCAGAGCCACATGATTTTTATGGGCTAAGTATGTTTGATATTGTTGGCGATATTCAGCGTATTAAATCGGTGATTTTGCGTAATACGTTAGATAGTTTGGCGATGTCTATTCACCCTCGAATGGCTGTTGTTGAGGGAATGGCGAATATTGAAGACGTAATGAATACTGAAATGGGTGCAATTATTAGGCAGAGAGCTGCCGGGCAAGTTACACCTTTAGCGATGCCATTTGTTGGCCAGCAAGCTTTCCCAGTGCTAAATTATATGGATGACGTTAAGCAATCTCGCACTGGAATATCGAGAGCTGCGGCTGGTTTAGATGCCGACGCTTTGCAATCGTCTACAGCTTCCGCTGTTAATGCTACTGTATCGGCTGCACAGCAGCACATTGAGTTAATAGCGCGTATTTTTGCTGAGACTGGTATGAAGGATTTATATAAATTAATATTACATCTTATAACGACGCACCAAGATCAGGAGCGAATGATTAAACTTAGAAATGAGTTTGTGCCGATTGATCCCAGGGTTTGGGATGCGAATATGGATGTATCTGTTAACGTAGCTCTGGGTCGAGGTACAGATACTGAGCGTATGATGATGTTACGCCAGATTGGTGAAATGCAGAAAGAGGCAATGCAAACTATGGGTGCTCAGAATCCTTTGACTGATGTTAATAAATTGTCAAACACGTTAAAAGCTATGACAGAGCTATCTGGGTTTAAGGATACATCTCAATTCTGGAACGATCCGCAGCAATTCCAGCCACAACAGGAAGAAGAAAAGCCGGATATTAATGAAATGCTTGTACAGGTTCAGATTAAAGACATTGAGGCTGATATTCAAAAGAAAATGGCTGACCTAGAATTGCAACGCGAAAAAATGGTAATGGAAGACGATAGAAAGCGTGACGAGTTGGAGGCTGATATTCTAATGAAGACTGAAGAATTAAAAGCTAAATACGGCACGCAAATTAACGTTGAGAAGATAAAGGGTAACTTGGCGATTGATCGAGAAGTTTTAAAGTCTCAAGCGGAAGTAATAAAAGGTGCTATTGATGACTAAAACTACACAGCAAATCGTGGATGACGGTCATTTTGCTAAAAGATTGCTTGACGATGTTGATTTTCAGCGGTTTTTAGGCGAGATTGAAGGTGACTACTGGGAGATGTTTAATTCTTCTAGTGATGGAGATATAGGTGGCCGTGAGGCTATTTTTATGAAAATGCGCGGAACACAGATGGTAAAACAGAAACTTCGCGCATGGATCGACAACGCAACACTTAGTAAACCACTTACTAAATAAATTATAGGAGAAGAAGTCAATGTCAGAAGTCAACACCCCGACGCGGATTGGTATGGCAGAAGCTACGCAAGCAATCAATTCACTTATAGCACCCGATGAGGATACTGCTGAACAAATTGATGCGCCAGATGAAGTCTTAGAAGATCAAGACGGAGTCGAAATGGCGGAAAGTGAGACTGAAGAAGATGTTTCAGAAACACTTGAAGCCGAATCTGAAGAAGAAGATGACCAAGAAGACGATTCAGAAGACACTTCTTATGACCTGGAGAAACTATTGCAAGTGCAATTAGAGGTAAACGGGGAAGAGAAAACGGTTGAAGAATTGAGGAAAGGTTATTTGCGAACTTCGGATTATACTCGAAAAACCACTGCTTTAGCTGACAGGAAAAGATCTCTTGACGCTGAATACCAGAAGGTTTCAGAGGAACGTGCTCAGTATCTTCAAATGTTACCGGTCTTGGCCGAACAATTGAAACAGGAACAGCCAGAACCAGATTGGGATACTCTATTTAATATGGACCCTAAATCAGCGAGAATAGCAGAAACTAATTATCGTAAAGAAAAACAGCTAAAAGCAGAACAATTGGAATCTATTAAACAAGAAAACGAAAGAGTCGCAAAGTTGGAGTCTCAGCGTGTAGAATATTTAAATTCACAATATTTAGATAGGCAGCGCGAGTTACTACCCGACCTAATTCCGCAATGGCGTGATTCAACTGTAGCTCAAAAAGAGTCAACAGAACTCCGTAGTTTTTTATTAAATGAAGGTTTTGATGAATCTGCTATAAATAGCTTACAAGATGCCTCACTCGTTAAGTTGGCTAGAAAAGCCATGTTATACGACCAAGGGGCTAACAAAGTTTCTGAGGCAAAAGCTACGCCTAAGAAACAAAAAGTAAAAACTTTACGTTCTGGATCTCGCGGTAGTCAGCCTATTCCTAAAACTGAGTTAAAACGAGCGCAACAGCGTTTACAGCAAAGCGGTCGTGTTTCAGACGCGGCTGAAATGATTAAAAACTTAAAATTATAAAGGAATAAAAAATGGCTATAATTGCAAATACATTCACGTCGTTTAACGCGGCTGGAATTAGGGAGAGTCTAGCGAATACTATTGCTATGATTTCTCCAGAGGATACCCCATTTATGTCAAATATTGGCAGCACAAAGGTATCAAATACACGTTTCGATTGGCAAACTGATGCACTTGGTGCAGTAGTAACCACAGCGAGAATTGACGGCGATGACGTAACGACTTTTGACGCTACTCCAGCCACAACTCGTATTGGAAATTACTCGCAGATTCTTAGACGTACAGTCATCGTGGCTGACAACTTAGAGTTCCAAGACAAGGCGGGCCGGGCGAATGAGCTAAGTTATCAATTAGCACACCGAGGCCGGGAGCTTAAACGCGATATAGAATCGGTTTTGCTTCTTAACAACGCTGCTGCTATTGGTGGAGCACCAAACACACCACGGCAAACTGCTGGTCTAGGTGCCTGGGTTGCTGCGAATGTTTCTTTATCAACAGGCGGTGGAGTAAATGGAGCAAATCCAGTCGGAGCAAACGGAACGGCAGCTAGAACTGACGGTACTCAGAGAGCTATGACTGAGCCAATGGTGAAAGCTGTTATGCAATCCGCTTACGCTAATGGCGGAAAACCATCTATGCTTATGGTTGGAGCTTTTAATAAAGGCACAGTTTCTGGCTTTGCTGGTATTGCAGCTCAAAGGTATATGGCTCCTTCTGATTCGCCGACTACTATTATCGGTACAGCAGATGTCTATATGTCAGATTTTGGAACTTTAAACGTAGTTCCAAACAGGTTCCAAAGAGCTAGAGATACTTGGCTAATTGATCCTGAGTATGTTTCAGTTGCGAACTTGCGTCCTATCGAGCAAAAAGTTCTTGCTAAAACAGGCGATGCTGAAAAACGAATGGTAATCTGGGAAGGCGGCTTGATTGTAAATACTGAAGCGGCTCACGGTTTGGTTGCTGATTGTACAACAGCTTAAATAATATTTTTAAGGGCGGCATATGTCGCCCTTAATTTTACGAGGAGAAAAAGATGCAAAAAAGACTTTTTGATAGTGACCCTTTAACTGGAATTAAAAAATATTGGCACGTAAAATCTAATGGAGAGTTTGTGGTTGAAACCACGCAAGACGTATCTAGTGTGGTTGAATATAACAAAAGAAATTACAATGAACGCCCCGGTAAATTTGGTGAACTTTCAAAAGTTGCTTCCATTCCGCTTTCAGTATACTATGATCTAAAGAGAAAAGGCATTGCTGACGATCCAGTAGCTTTAAAGAAATGGATGAACGATAGTAACAACAGAGTTTTTAGAACTAGGAGTGGACGATTGTGAGTTTAACAACGTATACAGAATTAAAAGCTTCAATTGCTGATTGGCTTCTTAGAGATGATTTAACAGCAGTTATTCCAGATTTTATTGCACTTGCCGAGGCTCAAATGAACCGACAAATTCGCGACCACCGAATGGTTAAGCGATCTGATGCAAGTCTTACAACAGCTTACACAACTTTTCCGTCTGATTGGCAGGAAACTATTAGAT